ATTCCATCCTGAATGTCAGCACCGTCTACTTCTGTATATTCAGACAGTCTAAATGATCTTTGAAACTTTCGAGCACTGATACCTTTATGAACATAGGATTCAGCTTCTCTTCGCTTTGGCCTATTGCCTATAATGGTCATAACGTGATCTTTTACTTCAATATCAATATGATCTTTTTTAAATCCAGCTACTGCCATCTCAATTTCATATCTTAAATTGTCGTGTTTAACTACGTTATACGGTGGATAAGTATCCTTCGCGTGTGAATGAATATTTTCCAGTTGATCAAAAATGTGATCGAAACCTAAGAAAGAGTTTCTCGGGTAAATAAAGTTCTTAGTCATAATTGCCTCCTATTGACTAGCAAGGTTAAACGAGACCCGGACATCGGCGCCTCTATAATATATATAGTATCTTTTTTTTTAATTTACACCAGTAGGTCCAAATTTTTTTATGTAGGCTTCTTGAAATCTTTCATCACGTGACCAGCTCTCTTGATTATACCAGCATCTTTTAAAATAGTTATCATAACATAATAACGCAGTCTCAGCTGATACATCAAGATGGCCTTTTACGTAATAAAAGATTCTGTATGCTTCTTTAATTTTATTTTGTTCCATTACCAATATTATACTTTGGACATAATTCCCATTGATCTTTATCTTTAAATGAGATTATTTTAATTTGTCTTAGAGGAGCTATGGGCTGTAGTTGTGTTCTATTTTCTACAGTTAATAGACCCCAGTCACTCATTAATGTTGCTATAGTATTTCTACGTCCAACATCATTATCTTCAAGATTAGACTTCTTTCCATCAAGTAAAAAGAGTTCTTTAAAATGCACGATAAAATATCGGCCTTGCTTATGTAGTATATGACATGATTGATATAGCTTATTGTCTTTACGTGATGCTACACCAATTCTTGTGAGTGTCTCTCTAATTTTAAGGAAATCGTCCGGCTCGTTCAATGTTACCTCAAGCATATTGCTTGGGTTCCATTCTACAATGTTATTTTCTTCCACCTTTAGCCACCTTATGTTTCAATTCGTTTATATTTTCAGTGGATAGGAGAGTTAAAACTTGGCGGGCTTTTTCATTACTATAGCCATAATATTTTTTAACTACATCCAAATCACTAATATGTTCAGGTTTGAACCATTTAGAAAACCTTTTACGTTTTCTAATTATATTTATAAAAAAATCAAATTGAAGGCGGTTATCAATATGATGGTTACGATTCATTTCATTTGCAGCTAACACAGTATCTGGAAAGTAAGATAGCTGCCTGTTTATCATATAAGATGAGTATGCTTTTTCAGTAATATCATCTATCATAATATTCTTCTTAGTGTAATTTATTGCATTAGAGTATTCAAAGGGATTCATTCTTCATTTCCAGATATAGAGCGTTTAATTCATTTGTAAGTGGCATAACGTTATTATCCCACCACGTTATAAAAGCTTGATAGTTATTATCAAAATAAGATTCTTTAACAAAGTTTTCTAATTCTCTACAGTTAAAAGCCAAAGACGGCTCTAACATGTTATATGCAGATAATAGTTCGCACATAGCAAGTTGATTTATAAATTCATTCATTTAGTATTATTATAACACGTTTTGCAAGGTTTGTAAACCATTTTTTATCGTGTCCCTTGGTTGTTTCTGCGGCAGTGCCTATTCTTATTCCACTTGTTTCCACAAAATTACGAGGATCATTAGGTACTCCATTTTTATTAACAGTGATTCCGTTCTCTTCAAGTTTATCTGCAGCTTGTCTACCACTATATTTACTATTACTTAAATCCATTAATATAATATGGCTATCTGTTCCATGTGTTAACACTGGTAAATCATTCTCTTCAAATGTTTCAGCCATAGCTTTTGCATTTTCAATAATATTTTTAGAGTAAACTTGAAATGATTCTTCTTGCGCTTCTAAATAACATTGCGCTTTTGCTGCAATGATATTCATTAACGGTCCACCTTGTGTACCAGGAAATATGGAACTATTTATTTTTCGAGTATAATCTGGATTATTCCAAAGTATCATACCACCTCTTGGACCTCTTAATGTTTTATGTGTAGTGCTTGTTACAACATCGGCATAAGGCAACGGTGAATCATAAACTTTACCAGCAACAAGACCTGAGTAATGCGCCATGTCTACAACCAAAATTGCGCCAATGCTATCGGCGATATCTCTAAATGCTTTCCAATCAATCTGTCGAGGATAAGCACTTGCACCTGCCACAATAACTTTAGGCATGTTTAGTTTGGCGGTTCCTTCAATAACATTATAATCAAGATAACCATCGTCATTGACACCATAGGTAACACTATTGTAAACTTTACCACTTAATGTAGGAGGAGCACCATGAGATAGATGACCGCCACTTGCTAGATCCATTCCCATTAGTACGTCACCGGGTTTCATAAACGCTTGATAGACTGCAGTGTTCGCATTCACTCCTGAATGAGGTTGAACGTTTGCAAAGTTACAATCGTAAAGTTTGGTAACTGAATTTATAGCTAAGTCTTCAATCTCATCCATGTGTTTACAGCCGTTATAGTATCTCTTACCTGAGTAACCTTCTGCGTACTTGTTTGTAAATACGCTTCCACATAGATCCATTACTGCTTGACTTGCGAAGTTTTCACTAGCAATTAATTCAACTGTAGTATCTTGCCGATTTATTTCTTTTTCTAATATCTTATTTACGGTTTTGTAAATCATTTGCTAGTCTTTCTGCTAAAGCCATACCCATTGTCCAACCTAGGTGACCTGCACCTGTATTAACCCATAGGCCTTTTATTTTACTTATTACCGGTAACATGTTAGGCGTCATTGGCCTGAGGCATGCCCATCTTTTATAATCATCTCTTTTAATAAATGTATTTTGTTCTACCCAATCAGCTAAAGGTTTAATTCTATCTTGTCTTATACTGTGATTCCAATCAGCAAGTTCAGCAGTACCTGCAACTCTAAAAACATTATTTGAAAATGGTGATGCCACTATTTTTCTATCGTCATCAAGTACAGATATTGTTGGACCTTCATAAGCATTTTGATAAGTTATAGAATAACCTTTAATGGGATAGACGTTTACACTCGGTACTAAGTGCGGGGTATAAGCTCCAGCGCAAATAATAACTTCATCAAAATCTTTCTTAAGTTTCGTTAAACTAAAAGCCATGTCTCTTGGATTTGACCAGAAGACTTCATCTTCAGTTCGAACAATCTTATTAATACGAAAGCTGTAATCATACTTAGGATCCGCCATCATGTATCGAGATAGTTTTTGACAGAAGCTATGTATGTCACCAACTGAATCGCCTTTAGTTAAAGTAGCACCGATAACATCGTTTGATTTAATATTATATTTTATTAAATTAGTTTTAGTTTTAACTCTGCCCCAACCTGTATCTTTAAATCTTTCAAGAGTTCTTTGTGCTTTATCCCATGACTTTTGATTTTTATATATGTGCAATATACCACAGTCATTATGATGAAAATCGATGCCAACTTCCTTCATCATTTTTTTCATAAGCTTTCTAGATCTTAAACTGTACTCTATTGTCTTACGAGTATTATAATCATATTTGTTTGTTATGGTCGCGCCAATAAATCCAGCAATCCATCTTATCTTAGCCCAAGACCAAACATCAGGTCTAAACGCTAGTGGGGCATCTGGTTGTGTTAACCATCTAAAGCCTTTACTTATGTTGCTATAAGTATTCCATACTTCTGCATTACAAACAGAAAGTTGACCACCGTTTGCATAACTACATTGTTCAGCTATACCGTTAGGATCAAATAGTCTTACTTTATATTTTTTAGCTAAGAAATACGCGGTTGTGATACCAGCTACACCACCACCAACTATTGCTACACTCTTCTTACTGCCCAATTTTCAACTCCACCGACATAGTTATCATAGTCTATTTCAGCTTCTATATGTTCTTTTTTAAGTTCTGAAGTAGGAAACTTATTTAGATGTATATTATTCCAATATAATTGTGGAACAGTTCTATGATTGTTATCTTTTAAGAAATCTTTTGCAAACAGGTCATGGCTAACATTAATTTCTCTAAAGCCGTAGCCCCATTGCATTAATTTGCATTTTAACTCATGGCAATAATAACAATCTTCTTGAGTATATAAAGTTAATTTAATTGAATTGAACATCTGACATTACCTCCGTTAAACATGCTACGACGTTGAGCTCATGATCAGCTACAAATGCATTCTTGTATTGGTAGTCTGCAAGCAGAAGTACGAGCTGTGGAATTGATTGTGGTGCAACTTTGTCTGACATCCTATCATAAATGGCTCTAAAAATAGCGCTTGCATCTGTATCTATATTGTTTACAACCCAAGATCGCATACCTTTAAAATTTTTATTTTTTAGATGAGAGAATAAATCATCGAAGTTTTTATCTTGTAAGTTATTTATAATGCCTGTATCAATTTTACCGTTAACAGAATACCTTTGTAATTCATTAAGTACTCTACGCCAGTCTGGTGCAAACTTCATTATAAGTTCAGCAACTGGCTTATCGTCGTATTTAACTTGTTCATTATCTAATATTGTCTTACACCTAGCCATAAATGATTCACATAGTTCAATCATGGATTTTTTAGATGTATTGAATTCGTATACACCACATCTTGAATGTAGTGGTTCAATAATTCTATTCTTAAAATTACACGTAAGAATAAATCTACAGTTGTTTGAAAACTCTTCGATAAATCCACGAAGAGCAGGTTGTGTTGATTGCGGGTTTAAGTAATCAGCTTCATCTAATATCACAACTTTATAACCACCTTGTAGAGAGACAGATGATGCAAATTGTTTTATCTTAGTTCTTAACGTATCGATATTACCTTCTTCAGAACCGTTGATAAGAATAAAATCGCAATCGAGCTCATTACATAGAGCTCGAGCGACAGTAGTCTTACCTAAGCCAGCAGTACCAGTGAACAACATATTAGGAAGTTCTTTACTGTTGACAATCTTCTGGAAGGTTTGTTTTAAAGATTCAGGTAAGACCGTATCTGATATAGTTTTTGGCCTATACTTTTCTACCCATAGAAACTCAGCACTCATTACTTTTTAGTCTCTTCTTTCGTTTCTACTTTTTGTTCACTCTTATCATTCATTGCATCTTCTTGCTGAAGTGCCTCACTAATTTGAATGATTTGAATGCATTGGTCTCTTAGACTACCTATGGTAGAAAGCTCTTCGCCTTTAAAACCACCTCTTTGAGTTACAGCATCAATCACTGCTACTGTACTTCTACTTGCTTTATTAGCAAGATCTTTTAACTGAGTTAAATTATCTGACATGTCATTACGCTCCGTACGTTGAAGTTTTTTCTAGTGCAATCCAGTACCTTATTGGTACTTCTTTATTTTTAAATTGCGTTATTAATTTTGAAGATATTTCTACATCATAATCACCCGGAAGAATCTTAAGATTAGAAATACTTATGATAAAGTTAAATACAGCGTCCTGTTTAAACTCACCATCAATATCAATAGAAAAAGCATTTGATGTAGCATTTTGATTTTCTACTACAGAAAGACTTAACACACCATCTTTTGCTTTTATTGACACTTCACTATGACCTAGAGTTGATGCAGCTTTTTTAAGCTTGTTAAGAGTATCATTATCTAATACAAACTTGACATCAGCCTCAGGCATAGTGACATCCTTTGTAGGCGATGTTAATGTTTCTTCTGCAGCATAGAAATATTTTACTTTAGATCTACCTGTTGAATCAGAAACAGTAACAAAGTCTTCATCGAATTTTAACGTTGGAGTATCGACTAAACCCATTACTCCAATAAATTCATTTAAATCGTAAATGCCGAAACCTTTTTCGAAGCTTTCAGTAACATCGGCAGTTGCTACTACATTTCTTGCTTCGCTGATAGTCTTAAGATTAGTTCCAGTTTTAATCAATAAGTTTTGATTAATACCTGAAAAGTTTCTTAAAACTTGCAGGGTGTTTTCACTTAATTCCATAATTAACCTTCCTTTTTAATTTTATAGTTTATTATACACCATTTTTTAGTATTTGTACACATTTAATTTTTAATCTTAGAAAAATTTCTATCTTTTACAAATTCAATTTTTGATTCAAACTTACCATCAAGTATATCACCTTTATGAGATATTATAAACGTATTACTATCTGCATCTAGTGTATGCAATATCTTAAGTAAGTTTTCGATACCATCATGGTCTAACGATGAATCGAATGTCTCATCAAGTACCAATAAGTTAGTTGATACTGAATTTTTCATTTTAGCAATTTGCCTCCATGTAAATAACAAAGATAAATCAATTCTTTGCTTTTCACCTTCACTAAACGAATCGTAAGTAAAATCGTCTCTGTGTCTTGATCTTATCGTTTCATTAAAGTTTTCATCTAGGTTAAATGATACGAAGAAATCTAATGTCTGTAGATATTGGTTAACAAGTTTATTAATCGTTGGCAAGTACTGCTTTATAATTTTTGTTTTAATACCGGTATCTCTTAGCATTTCTGCAATCACATTGTTATAACCAAACTGTTCATTTAGTTTAAGTTTTTCTTCAAACAAACTTTCTTTATCATTGTCCATTTGTTCTAAATCTTTTCTAGCACCACTTAAATCTGCAGAGACTTCACTTTCTAAATACTTTTGTAATTCATCATTACCTTGATTCAACGAAACAATCTCTCTATTGTTTGCATTAATAGTATCAGTCTTTTCTCTTATCTTTGCAATTACAGTTTCTAGTGATACGATATTATTATCAATAATAGTACCGTTACTTTCTACCATGTTTAAAGAAGACTGTACCTGATAAGCTTCGTTCTTGGTATCAGATATAAGTTTATCTTTATTTTGTATCGTCTGCTCGCATGTAGGGCATTCATCATTTTTTTCAAGAAACATACCACGTTTTGCAATTGCTTTCATTTCTTGTTTTATAGTAGCAATGTCGCCTATAACTTTATTTTTTTGTTTCTGTAATTCTTTTAACTCATCATCTGCTGTACTTGATTCTAATTCTTTACTTAACTCGTTATTTTGATTCTGTAACTTATTAATTTTTCCTCTTGCGTTTTTAATCTGACTTTCATACTTACTTTTATTTTCTTCTGTGACTGCAGCAATATCACGTATATATTTTGTTTGCTGTTCTATTCTACTCTTTACTATATTAGTGTCATTGTTTACTTTATTAATATTTTCTTTTAATACAGAATTTCTTTCTCTTAATATGATATTCATTTTTGAAAAAATATTAATATCCAGAAGATCCTCGATAACATTCCTACGATGCCCAGCATTTAATTGCATAAAGGGAATGAAGGAGGAGGAACCTAATACAACTACCTGATGAAAACTTTTATGATTAAGTTTAAGAATGTTTTGTTCAAGAATCTTCTGGTATTCAAGTGCATGGGAAGATTGATTTATCATAGTCTCATCTTTCCATATCTCAAATATGTTTGGCTTTATACCTCTTACAATTTTAAATTGTGCTTTACCTACACTAAACTGTACTTCAACTAATGATTGCTTTTGATTAATAGAATTTACAAGTTGATTCTTACTTATCTTACGATGCGGTTTACCAAACAATGCAAATGATATGGCATCAAGCATAGTAGATTTACCTGCACCATTTTGACCAACTATAAGTGTTGACTTATCTTTATTCAGAGGTATTTCTGTAAAATAGTTACCAGAAGATAAGAAGTTTTTATATTTAATAGATTTAAAAATTATCATGCTATTTCGAGTGCCTGCGCTTCAGTCATTAGTTCTCTCATTTGGATCTTAATCTTATCTTTATCTAGATCAGTATCCACTGCTTCGATGTAAGTATCTACAATCTCTGTAGTATCTTCAAAATTCATATCTTCATCTTCTACATTCTCACCCATAAACTCATTAAAGTTTTCTGCAATCTTTAATTCATAAATGTCTTGGTTCTGAATGTTATCGATAAATCTATCAAAAGTAAATGGATCAGTTTTTTCTGCTACCACAACTTTAACAAATTTTTTAGATAAGTTTTTATTATAGTTATTATAACATACTTCTTTGTCATTGTACACTATTTTTTCAAATAAAGTGTAAGTATTTCTAACTTTTTCAATTTGCCTTGTTTCAGTATCTAATACATGAAAGTACTTAGGATCATGCGCATCAGACCAAAAGAACTCCATTGGATTACCTAGGTACCAAATATTATCTCTTTTGGAAGCAGTGTGATAATGTCCTGATAATACTTGTTCGAACTTTTGGAATAACTTAGGATCCATACCATGTGTGTTCTTAAGACCTCTCATCATTTCAAAGTCTCTTAACTCAAGGTGAGCACCTAGCCAGTCTGCTTTACACTCTTTTATAAAGTTCATTGACTGATCGAAGTTATCAGAACACATCCATGGAAGCAAACCCATACTTAACGAACCATACTGCATCACAGTTGGTTCCATGACTATATGCACTTCATTCATGTAATGGCCAAGACACTCTTTTAGCGCATTTAACTCATTCGTATTTTTGTAGTACGTGTCATGATTCCCTGGTATAATATCCATAATCATATTATTTTTTCTTAACTGATCTAAAAACACTCTTCTGTTTTGGTTAAGTGCTTTAAAGTTAACAAACTTACGATGGTCATAATAATCACCTAGGTGTAATATTTGTTTTATTCCACGCTTTTGACATTCCGGAAAGAATATATTAGTATAAAAATCTTCTGCGTTATCTAGAAAGACTTCTGAAGAGTTTCTAATACCACAGTGTGTATCGCATAATATAGCTATTTTCATTGCATGAACTCACTTAAATCAGAATCTGCTAATTTCATTTTACGTTTCTTTCTTTCTTTTTTAACTATCTCTTTTATTTCAGTATCTGTAGATCTGACTCTTGCGATTCTGTCTTTTAATGTATCTACAAAATGAGCTGCTGTAGCTGTAGCTGTTGCCTCTGTACCAACGTCGACAAAGCTGTCTATACCTGATTTAGTTAAGTACTTTAGTTTAATTTCTTGTTGTTTCTTTTCTTTTGTTATTCTTCTTAAGAACGCATACCAAGTTATCTGTGTAAAGTATGCAAACGCATTTGGTTTACCAGTTCTTGTCGCTGCTTCTAGATTGTAATTACCTATTGCTTTTAAACAATTTTCAACGGCATCCATTACCATTTCTTCTCGATACGTATATCTAATAAAGTTCGCCTTATGAGATAATCCTTCTGCTATCCTGAGAAAACATTGAGCTATATAGTCTGGTACTTTTGGAATTTCATTGTCAGTTTTTCGAGCATGATCTACTTGTTCAACATATCTAACTACTTCTGTAGAGAAATTAGAATTATTGACATAATGTATGCTTTTTTTACGTGCCATTATTTTCACCTTTCATATATTATTATACACTATTCTGAGCAAAAGTACACAGTTAAATTTTTATCTTAGTACTATATTTAACTGTGTACATATGCTAAAAACTATGGTATAATAAAAGAGTATATTGAGGAGGGAGGAGTATACCTAGTGTACACTTCGTGGTTTAAACTTAATTATGTTACCGTCATCAGAGTCTGGAAACATTCCGTCTTCTTCGATAGCACCATATTTTCTTTCTAAAAAATCATCCATCTCATCATCTGTTAAATCTCTTAACGCTTCTTGTATCTCATCCAAATTAGCATATGCTTTTTTTCTGTCTTTCTTATTTGATTTTAAATCACGTGTGATACCAATTAAGCATGCTTTGTAATGTTTCAATATGTTTGGTGATGGATTCGTAGTTACAATTATATGAGACGAATTTATAGTTTGCATAGAAGCCGGATCATCTTGAAATGACATCCATGGGCGAAAGGCAAAGAACCTCCATCCTTTTTGATAATCTTCTACTGCTATAACTCTTAAAGCTTTCTTTACTAGAATATCGCCGGCATCTTCACCGGTGTCCCATTCCATAACTTCACATATTATCTCTTCATTATTTGTTAGCTTAAATTGTTTTATGGTCATAAACTCACTCTATAAGTTTTATGGTTAAACTTTTCTCTTCCATAAATTCGTAGTCTTTCATCGGCATGTAGTATACCAAAATTCTTTCGAGACTTCCAACTTATGTCATCGATGATATCGTAAAGCGTACTGCTCTTGCCATCATCAGTCTTTCTTAAACCTCTTCCTATGCTTTGTAAAACTCTTATCTGCGATTTTGATGGAGATGCAAAGACAATATTATGTAGGTTCCTAATATTTATACCTGTACTGAATGTACCAAGTGACGCGACTGTAATCGAATCTTTTTGTTTTTCAACTATGGCTCTTATAGCTTCTCTGTCAGTTGCCGCTGTTTCGCCTGATACAAAAAAAATCTTGCGGCTTTCTTTGGCATCATCTTTAATTAAATTATAAAGAGGCTTACCGTGTTTCTCGACATAGTTATATAAGACTAATGTGTTACCTTTTAAATCTAGAGTTAAGTTTTTTATAAACGTATTGCGTTTATTACTTGTTACTATAAATTCTATTTCTTCTTGATAAGTTTTCTTTCCGAAATCTTTTTTAATCGTATTTTCATAATCTAATACTATTCTTCTTATAGTAAGTTTTGCCAATGTATCGTTATCTTGTAATTCTCTTGTGCTTGTAACGCGATAAACTTTACCGAATAATCCTTGTAATACGAGTTCGTGTGTTAATGCGCCATCTAAAGTTCCGGTTGTGCCAAATCTATATTCAGCTTCTGCACATTTGTTCATAATAGTTGTTAATGATTTTGATTTAAATCCATGGCACTCATCGCCAAACACTGTACCAAATCTGCTAAACCAATCCTGATTAAATTTATATATTGATTGCCACGTACTTATAATAACTCTTTTTTCTGTGTTCTTATCTTTACCTGAATATATTCTATGACAATTCTTTTCAACGTCATATCCATAAGTTTTAAAATCATTATACATTTGTTCTACTAACGATGTAGTCGGAACTATAATTAGTACGTCTTGTTCGAACGATGATAGTAAGTATCTCATAAGCACATAAATTATTAATGACTTACCTGAACCAGTTGGTGATAATAGTATAGCGTTCTTTCTTTGTATTCCAGTACACACTGCATCAAACTGATAGTCTCTTATTTTAAATGGCAAGTTTAATGCATCTATAAACTTCATCATAAAATCAGGATTTATTTTATTACCTTCGTTAGGACTACCATAGTCTGATTCTAAGATATCAATCTCGTATTCTCGTTTTTCAGCGAATGATAGTATCTGTGGAAACAAACCTGCAGATATCTGTCCTGTAGTTTGATTGTATAATCTTATCTTACCGTCCCATAACTTATTACGATAAGCAGGCATAAACTTATAACCGGGCACATAGAAAGAAAAGAACTCTCTAAGTTCCGCGCCTACGCCTCTATCGCATTCTACATGAATGACTGCGTGATTTAATTTCCGGACTCGAATTGTTTCCATTTAATAATGTTACCTATTGTCTGATGCCGCCATTTTAAATTA